TCTTTATTCAACATCTCAATTTCAACGGTCTTGCCGTATGCGATGTTTGAAACAAGCATCATAGCAAATGCTGCTGCTACAATTTTAATCATATCCAGATACCTTTATACTTGAGTTCTTTCATGCGACGCTCAAGATCTACTAGATCTTCAGACTTTGCAAGATAGGCTTCAATAGGGTCTGTAGGTTCAAACAGTTTCTTTAGAAATTTAATCACCATACACCTCCTTGCGGAGACGATCGTTAAGCATGTGTGCGATAGCAGGAATATCCATGTCTGGATACTCGTGCCTTAAGTCATAAGCAATCTTGTAGTTTGCTTCGACTCCACGTGCCATGATGACTGCTTTTCCAACGTTATTGAAGAATACAGCAAAAGATTTAGCGATCGCTGTTAAGGCCGAATAGCCCTGGTTTAGTACCAATGTTGTCATTTTTTTGTTCCTCGTTTTTTCCGATTGAAATTTTACGAGGCTGCTTCTCCTCAGGAAGGACGACTTCTAAGTCGACAGTCAAGATTCCATCCTGCAGATCTGCTCCAGTTACTTCGGTATATTCCGACAGTCTAAATGACTTTGTCCAATTTCGAGCACTAATCCCTTTATGAACATATTTGTTTTGATCTCTCCGTGCAGGACGATCACCTTTAATTGTAAGCACACCGTCGTTTACTTCGATATCAATATGTTCTTGTTTGAATCCAGCCACAGCAAGCTCGAGGGTAAACTTCATTTCCTCGTCTTTTACTACGTTATGTGGTGGATAGTGATCCTTCGCATGCTTGTGAATATTCTCAAGCTGGTCGAAGATGTGGTCGAAACCGATAAACCCACTACGTGGGTATACAATATTTCCAGTCATATGTACCTCCAATGACTTGCAAGGTTAAAACGAGACCCGACTATTCGGCATCTCTAATTCTATATATAATTTAATGAATCTTGTCGTGCATAATTATTTGTGATATTATTACAATTAATAAAAATATAATACAAGCAATCGTTGCCCAGAACAAAATCATTACATACACAAATCTTCGTACTTAGTTGTATAGAGTCTGTGTTGCGCTAACTCGCCTTCACGACGAATACGACGATTGTGTTGATTCTTAATTTTTTTACGTTGTCCTGGTTTCCAGTTAAGATAACTCTTCCACCGAGTGAGGGCATCGTATTCTTCAGCAGATTTTAACTTTGTAAGTTTCATTACTTACTCCCAATGTTGTATTTAGGACAGAGTTCCCATTCTTGTTTCTCTTTATAAGGAATGATTTTAATCTGTCTCATGGGTGCTAGAGGTTCTACAACTCCAGATCCATTATCTATACTAATCAATCCCCAATCACTCATGAGCTGAGCAATAGTATTCCTACGAGCAATATCATTTTCTTCAAGGTTTGATTTCTTACCGTCAAGTAAGAATAACTCTTTGAAGTGTACGATAAAGTATCTACCTTGTTTATGTAAAATGTGGCAAGACTGATAAAGCTTTTTATCTTTTCTTGATGCCACGCCGATACGAGTCAATGTTTCACGTACTTTTAAGAAATCATCTGGCTCATTAAGTGTCACCTCTAACATGGAAGTAGGTGTCCACTCTACAATATTATTTTCTTCCACCTTTGTAAACCTTCTTCTTTAATTCATTAATCTGATCTGATGTAAGAAGGGTCAAGATTTGTCTGGCTTTTTCATTACTATAGCCATAATATTCCTTAACAACTTCCACGTCACTTACGGTTTCAGGTTTCATCCATTTTGCAAACCGTTTTTTCTTTCGTACTATATTTATAAAAAAATCAAATTGTAAACGGTTGTCGAGGTGGTGGTTTCGGTTCATCTCATTTGCCATCAATACGGTGTCGTTAAAATAAGATAGAGAACGATTGATGATAAAAGGATTATAAGCCTTTTCTGCGAGGTCATCTACCATAATATCCTGTTTTGTGTCATTAATTGCTTTCACGTATTCATACGGATTCATTAGAACCATCCAATCTTTATGCCATTATGAGCGATGATAAAAAAGCAAGCGACCATATGAGTAATAACCCATATAGTACGAATGATTGCTGCGATGTCATTTTCACGATTATCATCTGTTATTTTACTCCCGATCGTCTTGCACCAAATGGTCCAAGCACGCTTCATCCGAACATCTCCACACCGCCATCATTTTCATGTGTAGCTTCAAGGAGCATGATTTCAAGATGACGTTGTTCAAAGTTGACTGTATCAACTCCAGCATTGAGGTTTGTTAAGCCATGATATAGCTGTGGTACCGTTCGATGTCCTTGTTCTTTTAAGAAACCTTTCGCTAGTAAGTTCTCACTTACATTGATTTCTTTATATCCAAAACCCCACTCATCGAGCTTCTTCTTCATGATTATACAATATGGACAATCGTTTTGGGTGTATAATCTAATTGAATTCTGCATTAGCCATAACCTCCGTAAGACACGCGACGACGTTTAGCTCGTGATCAGCAACAAACGCGTCTTTATATTGATAGTCTGCAAGGATCAAGACGAGTTGAGGTATCGACTGTGGTGATACCTTTTCTGTCATGCGGTCATAAATACCACGAAAGATCGCTGCAGCATCTGTATCTATATTATCGACTACCCACTTACGCATCTTTTTAAAATCTTTATTTTTTAAATGATTAAAAAGTCCGTCGAAGTTTGAGTCTGAAGCAACGTGAGATATAGTGCTATCAATGAGGCCAGTACTAAGCCCACAGCGTTGTAGTTCATTTAAGATTCTCCGCCAATCTGGTGCATGTTTCATTATTAGATCTGCAAGAGCCTTACCATCTCCGAATGGTATGCCTTCGTCATGCAGTATTTTAGTGGTACGGTCCATAAATTGACCACACAGATCCACCATATCTTTTTTAGACGTATTGAATTCATACACACCACAACGAGAGTGTAGAGGTTCAATGATACGATTCTTAAAGTTACAAGTGAGGATGAATCGACAGTTATTAGCAAACTCTTCGATAAAACCACGAAGAGCGGGTTGAGTCGATTGTGGGTTCAAGTAATCAGCCTCGTCCAAGATGACAACTTTGATGCCACCTTGGAGAGATACTGTTGATGCAAATTGTTTGATCTTACCGCGTAAGGTATCGATGTTACCCTCTTCGGAACCATTAATGAGGATATAGTCAAGATCAAGTTCATTGCATATAGCCTTGGCGACTGTTGTCTTACCAAGACCAGCAGAGCCAGTGAAAAGCATATTAGGCAATTCGCCAGACTCTACTATCTTTTGGAAAGTTTGCTTAAGACTATTCGGTAAAATAGTCTCAGCTATTGTGCGTGGGCGATACTTCTCGACCCAAAGGAAATCATTAGACATTTACAAAAAGCTCCATTACAAAAAAATATTATATCACAGGTTGAGCAGAATGTAAATGCTATTCTTCATCATCCTCTTCAAACTCTGCATCTGCTTGCATAGTTTCAACTGCTTGTACTAACTGTACAGCTTGATCACGAAGAGTACCGATAGTCGATAGTTCTTCACCTTTAAAACCGCCACGTTGTGTGACAGCATCAATTACAGCTACTGAACTACGAGCAACCTTATTGCCCAAATCCATAAGCTGTTCTACTTGTGCCTTATCAGCCATTATTAACCTCCGAAGGTAGATGTTTTTTCAAGTGCAATCCAATATTGAACGTTCATTTCTTTATGTGTAAAACGAGAAATAAACTTCGAAGACATCTCAACTTGATAATCGCCAGGGATCATCTTCAAATTTGAGATACTCATGATAAAGTTGAAGTTCTCGTTAGTAAACTCGCCATCGACATCGATCGAAAATGCGTTTGATGTTGAGTTTTGGTTTTCAACCACAGAAAGACTCAATGTGCCATTTTTAGCGGTAACAGATACCTCATCATGACCAAGAGTGGATGCAGCTCTCTTAATCAAGTTAAGTGTATGTGCATCAAGAGTAAACTTGACTTCCGCATCTGGCATATTGATGTCTTTTTGTGGTGTTGTAAGCGTTTCTTCTGGTGAGAAGAAGTACTTAACATTTGATCGACCAGACGCATCACTGACTGTGACAGACTCGTCATCAAATTTAAGACTTGGTTCTTTGACCAAGCCAATGACACCGATGAACTCATTTAAGTCATAGATGCCAAATGATTGTGGGAAAGACTCTGTAACAGTCGCAGCTGCTAAGATGTTCTTTGCCTCAGAAATAGTTTTGATTGTATTACCTTCACGAATAAGAAGGTTTTGGTTGATACCAGAAAAATTCTTGAGTACCGAAAGTGTATTATCTGTAAGTTCCATCATATATCCTCATTACATTATATAGTAGTTATTATAACACATGTACATAGGTTTGTACATACTTAAGCGACCATTTTACTGAAGTTTTTTTCTTTCTTAAATTCAATTTTACTGTTAAATTGACCATCAAGAACTTCACCCTTATGGGATATTACAAACACATTTGTTTCATTATCGAGTGAGTGCAATATCTTCATCAAGTTACCAATACCTTCATGATCGAGGGATGAGTCAAAGGTCTCATCAAGAATCAAGAGGTTTGTAGCTACACTATTCTTCATCTTAGCGATCTGTCTCCATGTAAACAAGAGAGCCAAGTCAATACGTTGTTTTTCACCTTCAGAGAAGGATGCATAAGAGAAGTCATCTCTATGTCTTGAACGAATGGTTTCGGTAAAAGACTCATCGAGATTAAAGTGTACAAAAAAGTCTAGAGTTTGTAGATACTTATTGACTAAGTTGTTCATTACAGGCAAATACTGTTTAATGATCTTTGTCTTGATACCAGTATCTTTTAACATCTCTGCAATTACTGTATTATAATTATACTGTTCAGAAAGTTTAAGCTTATTCTCTAAGAGATCGGTCTTCGTTGCCTTCAAACCATCGAGATCACCCTTTGCGTTTTGTAAATCAGCACCTACGTCTTTTTCTATCGAAGACTGGTATTCTTGAATTTGGTTCTGGAGTGAAGAGATCTCCCGGTTGTTCTCACCGAGTTGAGATACGCGAGATCGAAGCGATTGAAGTACGCTGCTGGTCGACTCAATCTTTTCTTCCACCGTGCTGCCTTCTGTACCGATCTGACGGAGTTGGGATTGTAGCGTTTTTGCTTCTGACTTCGCATGTCCGATAATGTCATGTTTATGCGAGTCTGAGATGGCTTGGTCGCATACGGAACATACCTCATTCTCTTCAAAAAACATGGCACGTTTGGCAATTTCTTTCGACTGTGTTTGGATGTCTTGACCTCTGAGCATAAGGGCTTGGCGTTGATCATGTAGAGTCGATAACTCTTCCTCGGTGCTTCGAAGATCTTCTTCGAGGCCCACACTAAGCTCACTATTCTTAGCTTGTAGTGCATCGATGCTATTCTGCGATGTTGATATCTTAAGTTCATAATCTTTTTTATTTTCTTCGGTCAATGTCGTAATATCACGAATGTATTTTTCTTGTGTCTGTATCTTTGTTTTATTTAATTCTTGCTGAAATTCAATGTCCTTGATACCATCTTTAAGGACATTGTTCTTCTCTCGTAAGAGAACATTCATCTTACTAAAAACATTGATATCAAGAAGATCCTCGATTACCTCTCGTCTGACCCATGCAGAGAGTTGCATAAAAAATGGTATAAATGAAGAGGAGCCAAGAACTACCACTTGATGAAACGATTTATGGTTCAGCTTCAAGATGTTTTGTTCGAGGATCTTCTGATATTCTTTGGCATGTGATGATTGATTCATCATAGTACCATTCTTCCAAATCTCAAAGATACCTGGTTTAATACCGCGGACAATCTTAAACTGAGATTTGCCAATTCGAAACTCAACTTCAACAACACATTGTTTACCGTTAATTGAGTTTACGAGTTGTGGTTTATTGATAGACCGATGTGGCTTACCAAATAACCCAAAGGATAAGGCATCGAGCATAGTCGATTTACCTGATCCATTTGTACCCACCACAAGTGTGGTCTTATTTTTTTCTAAATCGATTTCGGTAAAATTATTTCCGCTTGATAGGAAATTCTTATACCGAAGTTTTTGAAATATAATCATGCAACTTCGAGTGTTTGGGCTTCTGTCATCAACTCACGCATCTGTTGTTTAATACGATCTTTATCCAGATCTGTTTCAACAGCATCGATATATGTATCAACGATGTCTTGAGTATCATCAAAGCTTATGTTCTCGTCCTCTACGTTTTCACCTATAAACTCATTGAAGTTCTCTGCAATCTTCAATTCGTAGATATCTTGGTTTTGTATGCGATCAATAAATCTATCAAAGGTAAACGTATCGGTCTTGTTGACTACCACGACCTTCACGAAACGTTTATCTAAGTGGCTTACATCATAGCTATTATAATCTGTTTGCTCATCATTGTACACTATTTTTTCAAATAAAGTGTAAGGATTATTTACTTTTTCGATATTACGAGTTGTAGTATCAATGACATGAAACCCTTTCGGATCATGAGCATCAGACCAGAAGAACTCCATCTGACTTCCTAAGTACCATATATTATCCTGACGGGATGATACGTGGAAATGGCCACTCAATACGAGTTCAAACTTTTTAAACAAGCTTGCATCCATACCATGAGTATTCTTCACACCTCTCATCATCTCAAACCCGTTTAGTTCAAGATGTCCACCTAACCAATCTGCTTTACATTCTTCAATGAACTTTAATGAAGAATGATAGTTGTCTTGTGCGATCCATGGCAAGAGTGCCATCTTCAAAGAACCATACTCCATTACCGTTGGTTCCATGATGATGTGGACCTCGTTCATATAGTGACCGAGTAGTTCTTTCAAACTATTAAGATCGTTCGTGTTCTTATAATACGTATCATGGTTACCAGGAATAATATCCATCCTCATACCACGTTTACGCATCTCATCAAGAAATACCTTACGATTTTGATTCAACGCTTTAAAGTTTACGAACTTACGATGGTCATAGTAATCGCCAAGGTGCACGATCTGTTTAATGTCATGCTCATCACAATATGGAAAGAAGACGTTCTTATAAAAGTCTTCGGCATTATCTAAGAAGATCTCTGCTGAGTTACGAATCCCACAATGTGTATCATTGAGTACTGCTACTTTCATTGTAAGAACTCCGTTAAATCAGAATCAACAGTGCGAGTACGTTTCTTCTTTTTCTCTTGTTTCGTATACTCTTTGAACTCTGTATCAGCATGTCTCACTTTGTCAATACGATCTCTTAATGTATCAACAAAAGCCCCGACGACTTGTGCAGACATCTCATCACCAAGTTCATTATCGATGAAGTTCTCCACACCTGACTTTGTGAGATATTTTAGTTTGATATCTTGTTGCTTTTTTTCTTTTGCGATACGGCGTAAGAAGGCATACCATGCAATCTGTGTAAAATATGCGAATGCATTTGGTTTACCTGTTCTTGTCGCTGCAGCAATATCATAATTCTCGATAGCTTTTAAGCAATTCTCAACCGCATCCATGACCATCTCTTCGCGATATGTATAGCGAATAAAATTTGACTTATGAGATAAGCCTTCAGCGATCCGTAGAAAACACTGAGCGATATAGTCTGGTACAACTGGAAGAGGTTGTTGAGCTTGCTTTGCTTCGTTTACGGTACTCACATAATCGACCACTGCTTGTGAGAAGTCTGCATTATTTACGTAGTGAATACTCGCTCTTTTTTGACGTGCCATGTTCACTTCCTTTCATTATGTATATTATACCACAGAAATAAAAATATGTAAACAGTTAAATTAAGGGGTTTACAAGATGCTATTTATATGGTATAATAAGCTGTAAGCTGAGGGGAGAGCCAGATACCCTCTTAATGTACCGTGCCTTTTGGTGAGAATTGAATGATGTTTGATCCGTCTGAATCTTTGATTTGCTCTTCTTCTTTTTTTGATTCTACTAAATCTTTAAGGTATGCCCGAAATTCGTCATCATCCATATCTTCGGCGGCCATAGCCACATCGTCGAAGTCAACATCATTGATCTCTCCAGCAGAAGCTTCTACTTCTTTCAAGGCCACACCGTAATGTACCTGCAAACGTTGAGTAGGATTCACCTCGCTAATGATATGACCAGAATTGAGTACGACCAGTTGATCATCAATATCGCTAAAAGATACATACGGTCTAAATGAATAATACCTTAAATTATTGTCGAGGTCTTCGGCACACATGATCTTTAAAGCCTTTCGAATGATAACATCTTGGGTCCCTTCTGTTACCTCAACCACTTCGCAAATAATTTCGTCGTTGTTAGTCAACTTGAATTGTCTTAAGTTCATATTTTTACCTTATGTGTTTTACAATCAAATTTCTCTTTTTGATATATCTTGTGTCGTTCCCACGAATGTAGGAGAGAAAAGTTCTTCCTTTGACCCCAACTTAGATCATCTGAGATATCGTATAAAACTGTTTCCCTTCCATCACTGCTCTTACGTAATCCTCGGCCGATCGATTGTAGTACCCTTATTTGAGACTTCGATGGTGAGGCGAAGATGATATTATGTAGTTCTTTGATATTTATACCTGTACTGAACGTACCGAGTGAGGCCACTACGATTGCGTTCTGTTGTTTTTCGACTATACCTCTTATCGCTTCTCGATCTGAGGTCTGTGTGTCGCCAGAAACAAAGAATACTTTTCTATCTTCTTCGGTCTTATCTTTAATCATGTGATAGAGTGGTTTACCATGTTTATCAACATAGTTATAAAGCACAAGGGTATTTCCCTTTAGGTCAAGTGCTAGGTTTCGTATAAATTTATTCCGTTTTTCGTTGCTAACGATAAAGTCGAGTTCTTCTTGGTATGTCTGTTTACCGAAGTCTTGTTTGACTTTTTCATCATAATCAAGAACGAGTCGCCTGATCGATAGTTTTGCCAGAGTGTCGTTATCCTGTAATTCTTTTGTCGTGGTAACTTTGTATATTTTACCGAACAGCCCTTGTAAGACCAACTCATGTGTTTGTGATCCATCTAATGTTCCTGTCGTTCCGAACCTGTACTCTGCCTCTGTACACTTATTCATGATATTCATCAGAGACTTTGACTTAAAACCATGACACTCATCACCAATCACACAACCAAATTGTTGGAACCAATCTTTTTGTAATCGATGAACAGACTGCCATGTAGAGATTATGATTGGCGAGTTTGTATTCTTGTCTTTACCTGAATAGATCTTATGTGCTAAATTTTCTGGCAGTCCATAGCTCTGAAAGTCTGCAGCCATCTGCTCTACAAGCGAAGTAGTCGGCACGATAACTAATACCTTCGTATCACTTGTCTTTGCCAGGTGAGCTAAGAAATACGATAGTATCACATAGATTATGAAAGATTTTCCTGATCCTGTTGGGGAGAGGAGGATTCCTCTTTTTCTAACAAGCGCCTCTCCCACGCATTCAAACTGATAGGGACGAAGATCGAAAGGAAGATTAAGGCTACTGCAAAATAGCTTAAGACTTTCGGGAGTAAGAACGTTTCTTGCATCGGGAGCTCCATACTGAGTCGATTCAACTGGCTCCAGTATATATCCTCGTTTTTCACAAAAATCGCTTAAATGATAGAATAAACCTGCAGGAAGTGAACGATCTCTGAGTGTAAAGAGTCGTATCTTCCCGTCCCACATTCTGTTTCGAAATGCAGGCATGAACTTATATCCAGGAACATAAAAACTAAAGTACTCGTTGAGTTCTTGAGCAGTGCCAGATTCACATTCTATTTGTAGGTTTGCGTGATTTAATTTCCAGACTCGAATTGTTTCCACTTGATCATATTACCAATCGTTTGATGACGCCACCGAAGAGTATTAATTATTTCTTCTAATGTATCTATAACGGTCTTGTAATACTGTATCTTGCCTTCAGAGTCTTGGATTTCTGGATCACTATCATAATAGTAGTCCATCTCTCCTTTGAGTATCTTTAGGCCATCAAAAGGATCAGGTTGCCACCCTAATTCAAGGACTCTTTCATGATCCATCTTACCATTATAGTAAAGCCACTTATCTTTTAGTAGCTTCTTCTGCTCAAACTCTGTTCGTTTAAGCATTAACTTATAGGTCGTGAGGAGCTCTAAATATTTAGAGTGCAACATAGGAGTGGCACGAGAAGACTCGTCTAACTTGTTTTGAGAGATCTCACAGTCTTTCGACCACATTTCGTGTATACTTTTTAAATCAATCATACTATAATTATACTACAAAAAAACGGTGTTGTAAACAGTTATTTAGAATACATGCTGGTATAATTAAAACTCTTATACAATTACACCTCTGGCGCCATTCCACATGCAAGTGTTGATTAAAGTCGTTGCTGCAGCATTTGAAAAATATTGAATTGCATACATATTATCAAAACTATTATTTGAATATCCAGAATATGTGTAATCTCTAGTCACAGTACTTCCACCAACGTCATACAGCATTGCATAATAATTAGAACCGCTTTGTCCCGAACCAGCATACATTTGACCAGTGCTAGCAGCCCATGAAAAAGTATGAGTGTGCGTTGGACTTCCGTTTATTATACCCCATATTTTAATTGCTTGAAAAGTTCTGTAATAAACATCGGTGCCAGCATTACCTGCCGTTGGAGAACTATTTGAATTGGTAGTCCACGCCATTAAAAATCTTTGAACAGCAGCTGACCCAAAATTATTGGAACATCTTCCGAAATACACACGAGTATAGTTTCCTGTACTGTCTGTAGTGCCAAAATTACCTATTGAACACAACTTATAAGAGTCAAAAGACCCTTGAGTTCCGTTAGTGACTCCATCATTAACATATGTTTTTACATATAATGGCGCTGAAAGCCCAGCGGCAGTAATGCTACCAGTTTTATCATTTGCGTGGTTTGGTACACCTGATGGCCAACTGTTTGGATAGGTGGGGGTAAATGTTGCTCTATTATTATTCCATGTCACTGTACCATTTAACGAATTGTTTATATCGGATGATGCTAAACCAGTAATAGAATATGATAATGTTGTTCCATCGGTTTGACCTGTACCATCCCAATAAATTGTGGATGAAGTATTATTAGGTATTCTATACAAAGTTCTCCCTACGGTTGGGAATACAGTATCAATAGATGAAAATGTTATTGAAAAATCTTTAGAGTCTGTGGTGATTCCGAGTCCGTCTGTGGCTTTAAAGGTTAGAGTAAAATCACCACCAACTCCACCACTATCTGATGTTATAGGTTGTATCGTAAATACCGAAGAGTCTTGGGTTACTGTAGTGCCAGTTCCAACCATATTACCATCGGATTCAACAGAATAAGTTATTATTGCATCAGGATTATCTGAATCTTGAGCAGTAATGGTAACAGTTGTTGCAGTACCATCACTAGCCAAATCGATCGATCCACTAGGCGATAGTGACATAGTTGGATTTAAATTAATCAATGCTACATTATACCAACCTGATCCATTACTTATGTAAAGACGAGAGTTGTTACTGTCAATAGGAATAAAAGCCCTGTCACCTGAAGTCAAATTAGTGATAGGCAAGGCATCTGCACTATCGATAACAGTGATTTCACGCGCATCAACTATAGATTGCACTTGAGCTGAATCTAATGAAGGTACGTTTTCTGCTGCTGTACCTTTTAGATCACCGTTAGCTCTGATCAAGTCAGCGATCTTACGATTCAGTGTCATAGTTCAAACTCAGCTGTTGGTGCTGTAAAGTTAGATGTGTACCTTGCTTTGCCTTTTGTAACTCTTAAATCCTGAATAAATCCATTGAAAGTGTAATTGACAGACCCAGCAGTGTAATAAAAACATCCGATACCCGCTGCTCTTGTTGTTGCAATAGACCCACTGCTTGTTGCTGATAGATATTCTGTACCGTTAATGTATATTTTATGACTTGAACCGTTTCTGACGAACGCCATGTGATACCAAGTACCTGTAGAAAGTGCAACGTTATCTACTACATTAGTTAGATATGTGCTCGAGTTATCTTCATCATTCGTAGCAAAAGCAATATAACCATTAGTGGTTAGATAAACTTGAAGTGCATAACTCTGTGAATATAAGAACTCAAAATCAGAGAATGCAGAACAATTAAACCACATTTCAACAGTAAAATCTTCGGTTCCATTTGGCAACTCATCTAGTCTAAAACTAGTTTCACTCTCTGTAGCCCATTCAGATCCGATACCCATATAATCATTCCCATCAAACTGATACGAAGCAGAGGTTGTAAACTTACGAGTTGTGGTACTTAACGTAGGCCCGCCTCCGTTCGATACTCTATGAAATTCATGTGTTCCAGTGGCATCAAACATCTTCACATCATCAGCAAACCTCAGAAGTGTATTTCCGGCATCATGAGCAACTGCTTTAGTTGGAGGTGTAAACTCTGTTGTATACTTCACTTCCTTCGTGACATGGAAGTCAGCAACAGCACCTTTGAGATCTAATGTGTTACTACCATATGTACAACCTAATGCTATGCCGTCTCCAGTAACGTCAGAAGCACCTGTATCACTTCCACCATCTTTCCCGTCAATCCAGAGTTTATATGTACTTCCAGATTTTGTTACTGCAAAGTGAGTCCATTGTCGAGCAGTCGTGCCTGTCCTTGCATAATTAAATGATAAACCATCACTACCATTTACAGTCCATGTGTTATAACTGTAATAAAAACGCACACCAGCAGATGCTCTATTCTGTGTTTCAAATATCAATCCTGTACCTGCTTCGGTGTAAGGATAGAACCATCCTTCCCATGTACAGTCACCAGTTCCTGGATTTACATTAGTGTCACTATATTGTATTCTTTGGTTGGTACCATTGAACTGAAGAGACATGCCATGATCAGAACCTTTATATGGTTCTTTGTCATATGGTGAATATGGAACTATCGCAGTATTTCCAGTAGACGTGATTGTATGATCACTGGACGATGCATCTGCCAAATATGGAAGATGGCAAGTTAATAAGGAAGTGCCACTAACTGCAGTTAACGGTTCAGTGGGCGGAGTAAATGCAGATGTATATTGTGCAGTCCCTTTGATAACACGAACGTCTTTAATATACCCAGTATATGGAAATGTGCCATCAGCGCCTGACGCCCCTATTCTCATAGAATTAGCACTAGTTCCGTAATCAGTTGTATCAGAAGCGGATGTTTGTAAAACTCCATCTTTATACAAATATGTTGTGCCACTTTGTCTCACTACTGCAACGTGATACCAAGTATATGCACTCATACTCCCGAATCCAGTAGTATATAAAGTGCTACTTGCCCCAACAGTAGGTGTGTAATAGACCATATGTCCTTGAGAAGTGGCATGATGTATACTATAATCACCGCTTGTACCCCAATAAAAATGATAAGCAGGTTCATATGCAGTATGATAAACCCACATCTCCCAGGTGAAGTCTCCAGTACCAAAGGCAAAATCAGTAGAAGAGCTAGTAGTAAGGTAATCACCTGAACCATCAAACTTAGTACTGTAAGGACCTTGGTAAGGACCGAAATTAAATGCATGTGTATCGCCTACATTCGCAGTCCAACTAGTGGCAGTATCTGCTGA